CCAGTAGCACCAGTGTCACCTTGAGGTCCAGTAGCACCAGTATCACCTTGAGGTCCAGTAGCACCAGTATCACCTTGAGGTCCAGTAGCACCAGTATCACCTTGAGGTCCAGTAGCACCAGTATCACCTTGAGGTCCAGTAGCACCAGTGTCACCTTGAGGGCCAGTTGGACCTACATCACCTTGAGGTCCAGTAGCACCAGTATCGCCAATATTTCCAGGTGGTCCTGTCGCACCAGTATTGCCAATAGGACCTGTTTCGCCTTGAGGGCCTGTCGCACCAGTATTGCCAGTAGGACCTGTTTCGCCTTGAGGGCCAGAGCCAGACGATACCCATACTAATCCATTACTTCCAGCACTTCCGATTACTTGTCCAGCAGTTCCTGACTGATTAAATTTAATCATTGTATTTAATTTACTGTTACATTGCTGAAACTGAGAATAATTACTATATTTACTCGTAGAACTCATTTATAATATATTGATATAAAATATTTTATAAAGTTAAACAAATGGAAGTTGTCGATATAATTGCTTTATTTTATATTTATTTCTTATTTTGGTTTTGTTGGCGTTATAATAACGTGTCTTACGAGCCATGTGAGTATCACGATTGAGTGCATAGTGTAATCTTTGGTATGCTGCCCAACTTTCTTTCGTCTTTTGATTACCAATAATTCCTGTATAACATTTATTTTTGTTAATACATTTAATAGTATTTATATAATATTGTTCACGAATATACCTTTCTTCTATACTACAATTCTCAATTAATTCGATTCCATAATGACCTGTTTCAATTATATCATATGATGAAACTTTTTTAGTTGATTTACCACATTTCACCTGATAATGATCTAATACATGTCCAGCCAATCTTACTGGCAATGGAGTTGTTGTACTTCCTATATAAATTAATTCTGGATTTGTAATTGAATAAAGTTTATATATTGACATTTACATTATTTCATTATTTTATTTTTTCTAACTAAACGTATTTTTTTTCTATAATCTTTAAGTTCTTTCAACGTGTCAAAGATACAAATTTACTCACTATCACATCGATCGGTAAACCTGTCTCTTCTCGTTGATCTTCAAGAAACTGAAGATAGTCTTCGAGTGAATACCCAAGATTAAACATCATTGCTCTGAGGCAGCAATGACGACCGCAAGTTGCGATTGATGGGTCTTCTGCTTGTAATCTTGCTTTATTGTATACTATCTCATCTCCATCGTCAACTGTTTTCATAAGAGCATGAAATTCTTGCTTTGATTGCCCAAGCATACGGTTCATCGCTGATGAAATAAAATTTAATTCTGTCTCTAAAGGACAACCATAACTATCGTGTTGTTCAATGCGATTTTTATCTCGAATCAAAAGTGTCCAATGCCCACTATTGTCTTTTTGTTCTATTAGAATTACAACAAAATCCTTCTCTTTTGGAAGAAGATCGTAGATCGATTCAAAATTATCCAAATCTTTGAATTCAATAATCTTACAATCTTGACCAAGGATGTGACGAATATCACTATCAGATAAAGAGTAAGCCAATGTCTTTCGCATATCTTCCAATGCCTTATTTTTACGAACTTTTTGTAATCTATTCATATATATAAATACTAATTTTATTTTCTATATTGAACTAATAATTCTTCCTTCAATCTCCTTTCTTTTTGTAAACTTCGTAATTTTTCTTTCTTCCATACAATAACAAAATCATCCGGACAAGTCTCACACGAAATAAAAACAATATTCTTTTTTGATAAATATCTCATTCTTTCCCAAAACTCATCATGATTAAAGGAAGAACCATAACCTTGAGTATTTGCGTAGGGAGGATCACAATACACAACCGCGTCTTCCATATCAAAATCCAAGTAAGATCTATTATGGAATTCGACATTTTTTAAAGTTGGTTTAATTTTTTCATAAGATTTTTTAAACTCAAGGAAGAAATCTCTTTTCTTATATAAACAATGGCGTTCCAGATACCCACCCCAAGATTTACCCCCGTAACTCATGAAGAACCGATAGAAACATCGCTTTTGGCTTGGTTTTGGTTCATTTTTATAAAAATTGTATTCTATTTCATTTGGAAAAAAATCGAGAGAAAAGTCGTCTTTCCAGAATAAATACAAATCTGTTTCGATATCATTCGCAATCACTTTGAATTCTTTCATATTCTTTACAATTCCACACGAACCGCAAAATAAATCGTAAAAATCTTTTGATGGATCGACTTGTGACTTTATAAAGTCTGTTAATTGTTTTGAAATCATGTGTTTTCCACCCATATATTTGACCATGTATAAAATAAGTTTATAATTTAAAATAAAAATATTAATAATAATTATAAATGGAGAATAATTTAATTGATCAATGGAAGAATAGAGGAGTTTCCGATAATTCAATAAAGTTGTATCTTTTTCAACTTCGTCAGTTAAATGGTAGTGAACCAATCGAAAGCATTGATTTTTTAAGAGATGTTCCTAGAGTTTTAAAATATCTTGAGAAATACAAGTCTTCGACTATAAGAACCAAGCTCATTTCAGTTGTCGCATGTCTTAAAACGATGGAAGAACCAGAACTACTTCAGGAATATTCTTCCATCGTAAAACAAATCAATGATAATACAGATAACACAAACAAGTCGACAACTCAAAAAGAGAATTGGATGTCAAAAGACGAAATAAAAAATGTATGGAATCAATATAATACCGAAGTATCTACTTTTGCGAATAAACGAAAAATCACAGAAAAGCAACAAGAGACACTTTTACGATTTATGATACTTTCTCTATACACTTTGATTTCTCCTCGTAGAAATATGGATTACTACAAAATGAAAATTGTCAAAAAAATGACACCAGATATGAGTGAAGAATTTAATTATCTAGACTTGAAGACAAGATGCTTTTACTTTAACAATTATAAAACAAAAAAAACGTATTCACAACAAATAGAGCAAATATCTGATCCATTATGGAATATCATTAAAATATATCTTAAATTTCATTCAAAAGAATGTGATTTCTTCCTTTGTATCGATAATAAACCATTACCGCATAGTAATTCAATAACACTTCTATTAAATAAAATTTTTGGTAGAAAAATCGGTTGTAGTATGCTACGTGCTTTCGATGCGACAAATGATTTACATGAAATACAGCCTTTACTAGATGCTGTTAAAGTTAAGGCTGAGGAAATGGGTACATCAGTCTCAGCATTACTAGGCAACTATATTAAAAGGACTTAAATGACATTGTCACATTAAACACGAATAAAAATAGGCACTTTTCGTCAAAATGAATGGCTGTGGTGAAAGTCAGGAGTAAAATGAATGGCTATAAAAGTTGTCACGGACAGGAACAATCAAGCAGGAACCCAGGAGTATTGGACAGGAATATTCCTGTTATCAAAACTTAAAAATATACAATCAAATCACAAATTAAAAACACGAATACCACGATGTCACGTAAGATCCCAGGCGTATTATCAAAAGAGGAATTAGCGGCAGCACAATTGAAGGCAAAAAAACACAAGGAGGAGTTGAGACTGAAAGTAGAAAATCAGATGATGACACAACCTAGTACACATGTTCCAGTAAAAGTTCAACTTCATCAATTTTGTCAAGATCAGCCACTCGAAAGAGAAGTTGTAACTAAAAAGATTGAACACAAACGTTACCATGTTGATCATGGATATATATTTGAAAAAGTCGAGATTACTACGATTAATAGTTTTCGTCATAATGGAGACGGATGTTATTACTTTTATAAGACATTAAAAAAAGAATATAAAGTGCTAAAAAAAATATTTGAACATCGACATTATCCGATATTCACACCATTGGAATGCAAACGCTATGAATGTTTCTCACGGCGTGTAAGCGAAGAAGAAAAAAATGTTATGCGTGAAAATCCCAAAGGGTTCTCTTGGGTATTGTGATACAACCACGCACGCAATGGACGCTTGCCTTGCTACATTATCGTCTTAAATATATAAAACATAACAAATAATTCGTCTTCATATAACTAGCCAATAATCCAAAACTAAAAAACAAATAGAAATCTAATTTTGAACAAAATAGAAAACTAAAAAAGAATTATAATATTAAATATAATTATTTAATTGAAAAAAAATTATATTTATAATTATTTTATAATCAAAAAATAATATAAAACCTTATAAATTTTAAAATTTATAAGATGAAATATAATTAAAATATGATTTCTTATAATTATTCTTTTTTATTTAATTATAATATGGATTATAATTAAATTTTTATGATTTATTTTTATTTTTCTTGCTTGGTTACAATAACAATATAATAAATGTAATATTTTTCTTTGCTTGATTATGTAGCAAGCCCCGCGTCCATTGCGAGCAAATTTTGAATTCTATTTGTAATTTGTTTTGCTTCTCCTCTATAAAGATAGGGATATTAAGAGCATACATGGTAACAATATTTTTAATCGTCTCATTCGTGACATTGTCATAATTTTACGAATAAAATAAGCACGCGGGGCGTTTTAATGTCACCAATGGAAGAGTAGTTGTCTTTAAGTTGATTATGAGCACTCTACATTTTATGGGCTCTTTTACGGCCTACATGAGACGCATGATGAATTCCTCCCGAACTGGCCGTATGCATTCCACCCGACGCCACTCCCCCGCTCATAACAGCAGATCCAATCCCGCCGTATTTCTTTTTGTGTATTTTATGTAAAGCAGTTAGAGGCATATTACATACTTTTCCACCCACAAGCCTACTATATTCCACAGACGTTACAGGATCGACTGATTTGTCTTCATTAGTTTTCAACACAAGTTCTTTAGTAAGCATTCCCGTGTAAAGATTTGAAACACCTTGACTGGTAACCATAATTCCAGAATTAACGCAAATGAGAACAAGTTCAGGAGTAACAGCATAAGGAAACTGGTTATATACACTCAGGTTGAATTGGAAATTAAAATTCCCTTGTGATCCTGCTGACAAATAATTTGGAAGTCCAAAATCTATCGAAGGGTTAATTACTAGCATTGCTCCTGTCGTAGGCACAAACAAACCTTCGCCTGTACCAGTTGCTGCTGAAGCAAAACCATAAAATTCATTCCAATTTTGACTTGAACTATTTCGCATACTCATCTTCCACAAGTCCACTTGAGTGGCAGATGATAGAAGACCACTAGCGTTATTGAAATTACAAACAATTTGCTGAATAGCCAAGAAAGATGATGTATTTGCGTATGTCTGCTGACTCATTGGAATTCTAGCAACAATTATCATTTTATCTGGAATTTGGTTCAATTGTATTGAGTTAGATGTCAATTTTGTAACAACAATCGCACCAGGATTTTCTGGATCAAAGGGAGCAAGAGCCTGAGAAGTATTTGAGATAAACCTAGGATAATCCATATAGGGAACAACGTTTTTGGTTGATACAACATCTGTTGGTTGTAGAGAAAGGTAAGTAAATAGCAATTGACAAGTTTGAAAACAATTTTGGCTCAAGGTAATGCCTGTAATATATTCATTAGCAGAAGACCACAATCTCTTACAGGAAGCATCAATATTGAATACAAATGCCATGTTATTTACGCCTAGAATTCCTTGTGAGGAAAATTCCGGATCACACCAAGTAAATGGCGATAGTCCAAATAAAGGTTCCGTAACTATTGTTTGAACATTTACAATCCAAGTCTCATTTGCTTGTCCTTGAGACATAAGAGAATCATCCTGTAAAACTCCGTTAATAAAATGTTGAACTGCAAATATAACTGGAAATGCTCCTCGAGGATCGAAATCCAAATCCAAACTATTATTTCCGAAACCTCCGAGAGGGTTATTTGTAGTTTGCTGAGCATCTCCGAATACACCCCACTGCGAATCTGGTAGAGATGGAGAAGTAGAGTTGTATCTATACAATTCACGAGCAGAATTCATTCTCGTAAGTTGTGCAAAAATATCCTGTGTATTAGCAGATACATTAGTATTGTTAATAGTACAACTTGAAGTCGTAAATAGCTCGTTTAATGGAAACACCTGAAAAGCATCAGTTGTTCCATAATCCAAAGCCAATTCGCCTCCAGGAACATTTGCTATAGCAATATTGAAACTCAAAGATGCTTGAATAAGTACATTTCTATCAATAACAATATTTTCAGATGGAACTTGGACCTGAAAAACGAGAGAAGAAGTTGAAGCAGAAGTTGCCGCGACCTGTTGCTGAGTAGCTTGAGAACCTCCTGAAACTACACCATAAACTTCTTGAGATGTAATATCAGCAATTCTACTATCTTTTATTAAGACCGTTTTAAAAGACTCCATTATACTTTGTGAAAAGAAAAAAATATTTTATTTTAACGTTAATTCATAATTTTTATACACTTAATAATATTTAATTATTTCCCATTTACAGAAGATTTTTTTGTAAATAGTATCTTCATTGTGCAGACGCATCCGGATCCAAGTGTGAATGGCAAAAGTTCTCCGTAATTATTTCTCCAAAAGATACTAATATCAAGATTACTTAATGGAGTATTACCAGTCAATTCAAGAAGACGGTATTGTGCGGATGGATTATACACAATCGAAGGTTTATAGAAACCCGTATCACTTACAAAATCAGTCAAAACTAATTGATAATTGCTATTATTACCATACGAACCTAATACATTACCATTAAGAAAAACAGTTGGATTTGATAATAAATTTGGAGCAATTGGCACAGTTGAGGTAGTAAATACAATCGCAGAAATAGGAGACCAATTTGATATTGTACTCCATTCTTGGACTACTTCTATAACATTGTAAGTAACTCCTGTAATTACATCGAGATAGGAATAAGAATTAAATCCTGCATAATTTTCTACAATTATTTGATAGTTTCTTCCACTTGTGTTGTATCCAAGCTTAATAGCATTCAATGAACCAAACAAATCAAGCATTGGAGCGTTCAAATAAAAATAAATGGGTGTAGTATTTGTTGTTAGAAAAGATTCCTCAAACATAATTCGAAATACACTTGTACTTCCATCATACGCGAATACTGGAGCAACTGCTGAAGCTGGTATAGGAAAAGCTGGAAAAGCAGTATTATAAGCAGTAACAAATGTATTAAAAGCGGTTAATATTTGTTGATTTACAAGTGATATAAAATATTCAAAAGTATAGCAATAGTAATATCCATTTGTATTATTCTGCGTTGTAATTTGATTAATCGTAATAAATGGTTGTGCTGTTAATGATACATCTTGTGGAGACCAAATAATGCTTGTTTCAGTTCCATAATATCCATTATATGAAAATTGAAAAGTATAAATAGTCTGATTAAGATTTTGTGTTGGATTAATTGTTGTATTTGTTTGAATTGTTGGAATAAATATTGGCAATGTAGCTGTATCTAATGTGAAACGAATGATCGACATATAGTAATCTTCAGGACACATTAAATATGGAATGTTTCTTGACTCATTGAAAAATACGGCTGGTGGAGTTACTGAAGTACTTTCAACATTTGTAATTTGAATGTCATAATATATCTTATCCGAAGTTGATTGATTTTTATACTGATTTAATTGCGACATTATAATATTTACAAATATTTTTTTTTCTTTTAATAAATATATGACTGCTCAATTTAATCCTGAAGTTCGTGCTTTGTACGAAAATATTATTAGTCAAAATGTTATTCCTAGAGATGATTTTGAATATATGCCACAGCGTTATGGAGGTGGAAGAATAAGAGAAGATGTTCTTCCTGGAAATAATGGACATTATCCTTCTATTGAACAAGTTGAACATTCAAATATGGGAGGATTTTATGGTCGTGCTAGTTATCCAATTGCCGTTGGGAGTGGAAGAAAATGCGGTGGTGTTGGTATTTTGAAACATAGAGCAGAACCTTTTATGAATGAACTTGATATGGATTATATTCCCGTATCTGCTTCGCATGGTGCGGGTCGTGCTCCTCGATTAACGAATGCTATTAAACAAAGAATCCTAGAAATGCATCCTGAATTAATGGAACATCATTTAAGTGGTGGTGCAATACCGTGGGCGAAGATTTGGAAAGGTATTAAAGATACTGCTTCATTTGTAAGCAAAGCTGCGCCCGTCGCTGCCCAATTGGCTCCAGAAGAATATCGTGATACTATTAACAAAACTGGAGATATTTCTGGTGCGATTAGTGGTATGGGTCATCCAATTGCTAGAAGAATTGTTAAACGAAGAGCTGGTTCTATGTCATTGGCTGCTGACCTTCTTGGTCATTATGCTACAAGAAAAAGAGGAGGTATGAAAAAACTACTATTAGGCGAATCAGCTGCTTCAAAAGAAAGAAGAGAAGTTAGAGAAGCTAGACGTCAAAATTCAGAAAGAAATATTCGAACTGAACAAGCAAATCAAGCTGCCATTAAAGCGGCACAGAGACATAATGAAGCAGCACAACAACGAGCACAACAACGAGCATTAATAGAACAATCAGCTAGAGAAGTAGCAAATATAGTAGTTCGTAAAAGAATAGCAGATACTAATAGGGATAGAGCAGAAAGACAAAGATTAGAACTTGAAAATGAAAGACGATTTAGACCTATAGCACAACAAATAACATATGATACGACACAACCAAAAGCAATATCAAAACCAATTACTCGTGGTGCTGGTTTTTGGCAGGATTTTGGCACTGGTTTTAAGAAAGGTCTTAAAATGAGTACAAAAGTTGCTGCTCCAGCACTTGGTATTGCTTCATTATTTCAGCCCGAACTACTTCCTTTAGCTGGAGCAACTGAAATTGCTTCAAAAGCACTTGGTAATGGTCGTATGTCTATGCATCGTGCTAAAAGTGTTGGTCACGCAAAGAACCAAGCACGTGGTGCGATTGTTCGTCAATTGATGCGAGAGCATGGCATGTCGTTAGGTCAAGCAAGTTCTTATATTAAACAACATAATATTCAATACTAACATAATTGCTCAAAAAAACATCAAGAATATTTAACGACAATAAGCACACATGCCACAATTACAGAGACGTCGTAATTTTTTATTTCTTTTTCGTTTTCTCCCATTACCAAGTATTGTATCTTCGGGAAGACGTTCCAATACACTTGGCATGTGTTCTGTCACTGGATTATATGTTTTTGCCTCTATTTCAATATCTGCTTTTTTTCCCCAATTTAAAGGATTTAAATATTTTAATGCAGATACTGAATCACCTTTGCTACGAACAACAGTCGTATTTTTTGCTTTTGGACTGTAAAATGGATGAGATGCTGGATTTAATACAATTGTATTTTTCGCATTCTTACCAATTTCTTGCGAAAAAGCACCAGACTGGGAATGTCCAAGCACATCTAATTGGTTTGTTCCATATTTTTGTTCTACTTTTTTTTGTGTTTCATTTGCTCTTTTATATCTTTTGCTTGTATTATGCAAACCAAATGCATAAAGAGCATTATTCCCCCAATCTTTCAAAGTACCTTCAGTTCCTCGATAAGCAACTTTGGTTTCTCCCGTTTTTGGATTATGATACACAACATTCTCGGGAGTAGAAAGTGATTCATCAATATAATAATCGCCTATATGTTTATCTCTTTTATCTGGAGTTTTATAACTTTCTTGAAGCATTAATTCAAAATCTTTAGCAGATATCTTGCCGCCTACTTGACGATGGTATTTTCTTAAATCATCCATCATCTTTGGTGTTAAACCTCCAATTTTCGGGGCAATTAAGTTTTTGTAAAAATGACTTCGTTGTCTTGTTATTTTATTAAACTCTGTAGGATGTGCGAGAATATAATGAGCAAATTCTTCCAATGTTAATAAATGACGCAAATGTGGTTTTCTTGCTTTGAACTGAGCCGTAAATTTTCCTTCGTGACCCTTTTGATGTAAAAGAGAATATGGATTTCTTCCTTCACCTAATTGAACTTCTTCTTCTTGTTCTGGAATATAATCTATATTTCCTTGAAGGTGTGGATCATATCGTGCCACTTCTGATGAATTATAATGAGTTAATCTTGTTATTATATCTTTTAATCTATTATCCACTTTTGATACTAAATTACTCATAATTTTTATTTTATAATTCATATTTTTTTGTGTTCGTTGTGTTCCATGTAGTGTAAAAAAAATCCAAGAACGTTCACTATTTATATAATTTAATAATTCTTGAAATTCTGTTCGAAATATATCTTGTGCTTGTGGGTTAAGTTCATCAAGTTCATTCATATTTTCTTGTATGATACGTTCTAACTTTGAAAGTTCAGAAATAAATTCATTTCTAAGTTCTGTAAATTGTTGAAAGTTCATACTTATACTTTATATTTTTTTTCACCATAATAAAATTGAACTATAATATCCTTTACTTCCCAATATTTTTGAATCTTTTTTATGTCTTAAATGATACAACCGCCTTCTTTTTAAAGCATATTCCATTCCATGTGTTTGAACATACGACGGAAAATCGCTATAGGATATATCTCCAATTGAAAAAATATATTGACCATTCCAATCATAAATATCTATTTTCTTCCCTTCTCTATGAGATGGAGCGATTTTTACTCCAAGTTTTATTGCTTGGTCATAAGTATATGGTTGTATATGGTACATATATAACAATAACATTATTTATTATTGTTATAAAACGAATTTTAATCGTGTCAGACAGTAACAGATACTATTTGACATGAATAAAAATTAATCTATTAAAGATGGCAAGCAAGCATATTTTTCACTCAAAATAGATTTTGGATAAGTTCGATTTATTTGTACCCATCTTCCTTCCAATTTTTTTAATTTCTTTACTTCATCTGAACTTAATCCAAAATATTGTTCGCAAATATATTTAAGATTTCTTGCTCCCATTGTGGCTGGAAACAAAACAACTGAATGTGCTTCTGCTAATATAATTTTACTATCTTTTCCCATTGTTGCCAAGTGAGATGTGAATATAACAGTGGTTCGCGAATGGCGGCCAGTTTGTAATACAGAATTAAGTAATATATCAATTTCTTTTTTAATACTTTTATCACTGATACAATCGGTATCGTCAAAGATAATACATGAATCTTTCAAATCATCAATTGTCCATTTATCTTCCACAAATTCATTTAATTTAATTCTATACAAATCTTTAATCTTATCAATACTGTCATCTTGATCTAAGGAAGAAAGTAAATATACATTGTTTTTTGGATAGATTTGTTTATACCTCTTAATCCAATCTGCTGTAAAATATGATTTACCACTTCCTGACATTCCAGTGATATAAAGCACACTACGTTCTTTATCAGGGTCACAAATTGGTAAAAAACATTCATTTTCTCCTAGTTTAAGTTCCAAAAAAGGTTGTTTTACATCAGTTTTTTTAGCAGCAACACTTAAAATATGTTTTAATTTTTTTTTTCCAGTTCCAATCATTGCTATTGCTGTTCCTTGTCCTTCGAAATTTAGTGACATTAATATATAGTTATATATTTTAATTTAATTTCAAATGTATTTTCTTACATACTTATTTAATTGTTTTTCAAGATTATCAATAATTGGCGTTAATGAGTCATGTATTTTGTTCAATGGTTTTCTACATATTAAATCAATCTTATCACTAAAGTTTTTATGATATATTTCATAAACGGAAGAAAGTTCTTGTTTTATCGTCTGTAAATTTCCTCGAATATCATCAAGTTTTGGCTTACGAAAGGTTTGAACACATACATTTTGAATAATTTTTAATTGATTGATAAGATTATTTAAAAGCCCAGCTTGCCCGTTAAAGATATTGACGTAATCTTTTTTAATAATTCCTTTCCATTTTGCTAAAGAAAATTGTCGTTTTAATACCTTAAAATAGTTGCCTTCTTTCTTATACTTTTCAATCTC